ACATATCAGTCCAAGTGCTACTCTCAAGATACGATTGCATCATTCGAGCATAGTTCTCAGCACGAATGCGCTTAATAGTAGCACCCTTAACTCCGGCACGCTCTTGCTTACGTTCTTCAGCAGCAATCTCACGTTGAGTCTTAATCCACGCCTTAACTCTTTCCATACGCAGAGGGTGCTCATCGTCAAGTGCGAGAACGTCAGGGTGGATATTCTTATATTGGGGTGGGTTTTCTTTCAACCGCTTCTCCCGAGCAATACGAAGGCGCTCTGATGCTGCAGCCTTCTGTTCAGGAGACATGGGTTTACGTGCCTTACGCACTTTCTTCCTTACATATTTCTCTGGTTCTTTCGCCATAATATAGTCTCACTTATTTGAATATACAGCTAGTATACCTGATTACACCACAAAAGTAAAGCATTTATTTTGCAGCTACTGAATCAAAAAAGGCAAGCCACTGCTGCTCCCTTACATTCCAAGAATATTGGGCATCAATAACAACTTTGGCTGTTTGTAATTTTCCTCTAGTTTGATCACTATTGATGTTTTTGATGCTGTGATCAAGAGCCGAAGCAAAAATATTAAGGTGGTCTTGCGCATTCTCACTATACTGATATTCTGTAGCAAATCCAGCAGTTGTTTCTGGTAGAGCTTCGAAGTTAGGGCAAACAATTTCACAACCAGCGCTCATAGCTTCTAGAGCTGCGATACATGACGTTTCTGGCCAAATATTAGGATAGGCAAAGATATGCGATTTCTTTAACGCTTCTCTTACCACTTCATTAGGCTGATATCCATGATACGTCATTTTGGGGTGACTTTTAATCTTATCAAATAAATCTTGATACTGTAAATCACGCTGATCCCATCCATAAATCTTAAATGATGAATATACGTCTAGGTGAATGTTGTCATGAATCTCTGACAAGTATTCAAAGGCAGGGACTAGCAGTTCTAACCCACGATGCGGTGTTGTGTGATATATTAGGTTTATCTTATCAGATGACTTTTCCTCTGTCAACTCAATTGGGTCAATAGCATTTTTCATAACCAAAGATTCAGCATAGGGAACATTCAACCCCATGTGAAATGATTGCAGTTGTTGATTACTGACAAATACGATCTTTTCAAACCGCTTTCTATCTTCTACGATCTTTAAGTGTCCGCATTCTGGGTCTCGCCAAGTATCATGAACAATGTATATGTTCTTCTTGTCAGGATCAATCTCGCGGACACGTGAATGGATTATATTAATCTTATCTGCATGCCCTGACTTCTCAAGTATCTTCTCGATGCGATCAGCCATCATTTCGGTACCGCCTTTAGATTTGGCGTATGTACCATTAGATAGCATGCCCATAGCATCAACTACTGGCTGTGGTTGAGTGGTTTCATTTACATCAACCCACTTTGGCAACTCACCGCTCGGTGCAACATTCTTCATTTTTTGACCTTCGCTAGATAATTCCTAATCTTATGCTTTAGTTTGTTTGGCGTATTATCTTTCTCTAACGCCTCTTTTAACTCTTCGATTGGCGTGGCGTGCATGTAATAATGCTGCATACCGCCACCTTTCTTTCTTGAACTTTCCTTAAATTTAATTGGCATTAGTCATCCTTCCTATTCATCCATTGATCAATTTCAGTACCGATTAGGGCAACGCTCACAACTAGCTGAACAGGATCGAACAATACGATACCAGTAACTAGACCAAACAGACCAATCGTTAAACCTGTGCCAATAGCAGCACGTGACTTCATAAATTTACTTAACATATCTACCTCTTCAAATACTTATCAATGTTTTGTTTTAGTTCTTTGGTATCTACCGAGAACCGTTCTTTGTTTTTAAAGATAAACCACTCGTCATCAACTGAGCTGAGTGAGATCTTTACGTTAGGATACACCAAATATATCCCGTCAAACTTTTCCTTTGGCTTCTTATTAAAGTCCTCGAGCAATATCACATACAGGTCACGCATAGTATGAGGTGTACGCTTCATAACCTTATTCGCCATCAACAGCCTCTACAATATCAGGGAAATGGGTCTTAATAATATCCCAGCACTGATCAGCTACAATCATATGCTCTTTTTGAGTACCATTTGCCCTACGAAGGTCGCAGTAATGAATCCAGGAACGCAGAGAACCAGCCATATATAGTGTGGTTTCCGTATTGCCTTCTGGAAGTACAGCTCGAGCCTGCTCCTTAGCAATCCCACGACTCAATGCCCACCGATACGCATCTAACGCAGAAGCGGTTGCTTTTGCCTGCTTCATACTCCACGATTCGGCTAGCATCTTATCGTCAGTCACTACTGAGTTCTGTCGATTCTTAGTATCCTGTAGCCTTGCCTCTCGTTTGACGAAAGACTCACTCTCGGCATAACGCTGACTAAACTCTTGGAATGAGAATGACCGATGACGAACTATCTGACGACTGATATCACGTGTCGTTGTAATCTCAAGCGTCATATGCACCATCTCAAGCGGTGACCAATGATTTTCCTTAATCAAGTATCGCACTAGCTTACCAGCAGTCTGCTTATTGCCTTGGTTAGTTGGGTTGCTAACTCGAGCAGCATATGCGATCAGCTCTTCAGCTGTGTGGCAACCAGTATCCGCACTGGGCGTACTTAGCGCAATTAATTTAACTTTGCTCATATATCTCTTAGTCCTTTTGTAATCGTTCTTTAATATAATCTTTAATATTTCGTTTAACTTCCCAACCCAATCCTTTGAGTTTAGTAGAGTTTAATTCGCCATTCATGCGGTTGCCAGCCTTTTCTGACATCATAACAGGCTCTGCGTCAAGCATCTCAACTAAATCTAACACGCTAAATTTTTCAGGAGACCCGATTGTGTATCCATCACCGCTACCTTTGAACCCCGCAAGTATAAGCCCATCAACTATATCGTCGATATGAGTAAAGTTTCTGAGTTGAGTGCCAGGAGATGTGACAGGCAAAAACTTCTCACCACTCTTTACAAGGTCAATGAACTTAGCCACTACTGTAGCCATCTTTCCTTTGGCTTTCTCATATTGTCCATATACGTTATAGAAGTAGACAATAGTATATTCCAAATCATACCAATCGCTGTAGCATTTGAGCAAGTCAGTATTCTGCGCTTTGGTATACGCATATGGGCTCATTGCCCGACCTTCCTTCTCGCCAATCGCAAACTTAGTTGAGGAGCCAGAATATACCAGCTTAGAACCGTGCTTCTTAGCAAACTCAAGAACCTTTGGGAATGCATTATAATTAAATTGCATAACCTTATCATAATCTGAAAATGATTGCTCAACTCTAGCATATTCACCCAAATGGAATATGTAATCAAATTTTTCTTTAAATGTATCAAGCAAATCTATTTTATTACAATCTAATGAAAAATATTGTACTTTAGGGTGCTCAGGGGCTTCGCTAGGGTTAGAATGATTATCTATTGCCACTACGCTATGACCAAGATCCACTAATCTAGCACATAGAGCAGACCCTACAAACCCATTGCCCCCTGTGACCAATATATTACTGGGCATATTCTTCCTTAATTTGACGATACTCAATCTCTAATCGCATTGCTCGTTTGAATGCTGGTCTAACATTAGTCACAGTATCCAAGACTGCTTGAATATGCTCCGTTGACATATCTGACAACTTAACATATGATAGTGATTGATCACCATCTTTCCCATAAGTCCCCCATTCGACTGATTCACGAACTTTATCAAACGACTCGTCATCCCATACGCAATGATGAACTTCATCACCATGTGCAGAGCATCTGACGTATTCCAATCCACCATCAGTAAAATATGTCTTACCATTCTCATCTAAATGAGAAACATAATCGTGAACAGAACGTGAGTATAGTATTGTGCCGTCAGGGGTTTCAATACAATTCTTTATCAATTTACCAGCTTGTTTCATTTAACTACCTTTATCCAACTACTGTCACCAAATATCGCATCAGGCTCGCCGAGCGACTGTTCTATTTCAACCATAACCTTTTCGTTATTGAGTAGATATCCATTACCGCCAATCATACCACCAACTCTTAGTTTAGGCATATATTTTTTAATAATTCCCTCAATATTACGGGAACCATGTATATATACGAAATCAATGCTCTCGTCAGCAAGCTCAAGATTCTCTTCGCCAAAGGATTTGGTGATGTTATCCCAATGACTCGTATTATGATAAAATTGCGGATGAACGCCATCGCCTATCGCATATATTTCTTTGAACATGTGCGACATAGCAAATAACGATGTCATCTCACCATCGCCACAACCCAGCTCAATCATAGTATTCATTGGGGATGTGCTCAGGTTATTGATAGTGGCGATTAGTTCTACAGCACCCATGAAGTCGTAGTTGAGACCATGCCCTTCTGTATTGTATATGCCCATATCAATCCCACCTAATTGTTGGACGCATACCGCCAGTCCCGTCCCAATGAATTTCACAATCGCATTCTTCAATGATAGGAAGAATAGCTTTTAAATTCTCAACTCCTTCCTTACTGCCATCAAAACAAAAGGTTGAGTCGGTAATTTGATCGGAAGTGAAAGTTGGCATAGTGCCATCCCCATCATAATTTTCAAGCATATCATAATAATCGTCTTCATCGCCTTCCCAGTCATCTTCATCAAGACAACAATCTTGTTCATGGTTAAACAGGCATTTACTGAAGTCTATTTCCTCGCCTTTGAATGGACCAACATCGTGTTCGTATGGTAAACACGCCCAAGCACATGATTGGCAGCATAGTTCTGCCCATCCACAATACCAACCCTCTTCTCGAAGTCGGTTAAATAAAACTTCTAGTTTATTCTTCGCCACGTTTGATACCTGCGTTCATCTTAGCTTCTTCGAAATCTAATTTCGCCTGCTTTTTCTCAGCCTTGCGCTGTTCCCAAGCCTGTTGGCGTTCTCGCAACCCTTCAGGCAATTGAGCTATAACGAAGCACACGAAAAGAATAACTGAAGCAGTTATCAATATTTGAATAACAGAATATAAAAAGTCTAACATAATATTACCCTCTTATTAGTTATACATCAATTATAACTTATTTTTTCATGAAAGTAAAGTATTAATTGTTTCTTTTAGGAAATTTATCTCTGGTTCTTTGTGGCGCCAAGCAAATCCTTGACTTGGGAACAACCCCAAGCTAGTATCAATATCATACACCTTGCTCCATTCACCTTTGCCCATATTCTCTGTAGATGTTGCTAGAACAGTTTTATCTGTGTCAACATAAAAGTCCCACCATTCTTCACACTCCATCAAAGAACCTTCGAGCATAGTGGTGTATGTTTGAACACGCTCTACTAGGTGGCTACGATTGATTCCCATTCGACTTACACGTTTGAAGTCGTGTTCAGCAAATACTTTTAGTGCGTTTTCAGTAATACCAACTACACGCCATGCGTCAGGATTAACAGCAAACAGCTCGCCTAGCATACGATATCGTTTCCTAGTTGGCGCTCGCATTTGGCGAATTAAAAGGAAGTCGTGATAAAAGTCTTCTTTAGTCATTATTGATTACAGTATTAAATGTGACTTTATTTAAATACCAATGATACCATTTACGATATAAGTGCGACCTTGCTACCTTATCGTCACCTTGTACATGTTTCCATGTATTGTCTAGGTCGTCAAGGTCGCCTCGAATGACAGCATCCTGATACTCGCAGTCACCAAAGCAAACAACCGATGCATCATGTAGCATTGATTCTTGACCAGTTCCTGAGTTGATAATATAAACTGCATCTGCCTCAGGTATCACGTCATGTATATTGAGGTCAGTATGATAATCTGCCCTCTTACATTTTTCTATAATAGATTTAGACTCTTCCATCGACTGTAGATTAATGGGGTGTCCTTTGAATATCACTCTCGGGTTACTCTCGTTTGAGTCAGCCCATTCGCATAACGCTTTAACCATCTCAACAACGCCCACATCTGAATGATATTTGATCGTTTCATCGTGCGGTATCTGTAAAGGAACGAATATAAACGGCTCGTCTAACTTAAATGCACGAGATGCTGGTTGGGCAAATTTAGTACCGCCTCTAGCGATATACCTTCTCATCTTATCAAACGATTCTTCTGAATACACATCATCAGGATTAAATGTCTCAACGAACTCAGCGCCACCGCTCCAACCTTTCTTATCAATCGTAAATAACCACGGGAACACAGTCTGCATGTAAAATAAAGTATTTTCGTGCTCACCACCCCAGTTATGCTTCTCTACATGTGGCACTAATAGTTCGGCATCCTTTGGTATGCTCTGTTCTATCGTTGAGTTGAACATCCATCTTGGTAACTCTATTTCTAGATCGGCATTTATTTTATTCGCAAAGTTTTTCCAATGTTCTCTTATCTCTGGGATATGATTACTCGCTCGCTCGAGGCCAAACCTCTTAAATGGCATGTCAAGTCTGGGTTTTAGGATTACGCTCTTTGCGCTTTCTACTTTATCTAATCCCTTTTGATTGAATTCGGTTTTCTTAGCAACGTATGTCGTGTTGTCAAACTTTCTTGGACCTTTACCAGTCCATATTGCAGTTCCTTCTACAAAATCCCAGTCCATAAACTCATTATCGAAACAAGTTATAAACTCGCTTGGCACCTGATCAAACACGTGAGATAGCGCCATTTGATCAACAAACCACTCGAGTGAAGCTGTATTCAGTGCGATTGATATACTCTCAGCGATGTTCTTTGATTCATTGGTCATGTAAACTGCGCCAGCTGCAACTCTCATTCCTGGATGATCTTCGTTCGGTCTTGGGAAGTATCCGCATGGCGTTTCCGGAAACTCGAAACTCTTCATGACGAGGCAATCAATATCTAACGTCAAAACCTTAGTGGCGCTTGGTAGTAAATTTGGTAATACATGAAAACGCAAACAAGCATAAAATGCACGCTGGGATTCTTCGGGCAATTCTGATAGATTAACGTCATCAAATGTGTAAGTAACCCTATTGTCACAGCAGGAATTTATAATACCGCAATGAGAAAAAACTTCAGGAGTAGGATTGGTAATATGTACGTGCGTATCAAACCCTGCCTCACTAGAAGAAACTGCAAAAGGCAACGCATGATCTATAAAGTATCCACTATCACACGCAGCATAAATTACTGGACTTGTTGGCAACTCACCGTATATTTGTGTCATATTATTTTCCTATAATACCATATTTAACATTGCGATTAACTGCATAATCATCTATATTATAACCGTTTTGCTTCGCCATGTCAACGTATAACCAAAATAATTCAACAAGGTCGGCATGAGGATGATCTTGGGGGTCTCCCGTAAACCAAGCTGGCTTCCATGGCTGAGTCGGCATATGGGTGTAGTGTAACTGTTTGAATGGGAAAACATCCCTATCATGACTGTTCCAAGCAGGATCTAAATCACCAACCGTTCCGTTTTGTACGAAATTATTGATGAATTGGTGGTGGGCTGTTGGCTCGTGCTGCCATTCTTCCTTTAATGGCATCCTATCTTTAAACTTAGCACAGTCAAATAGCATTACGCAGAACTCCTTACCACCGAACCGCTTGCCATCTCGAGCAAGAATCCAGCTATCTCCCATATCCATATCAAACAGTTCTCCGATGTCGTGGAAGTTTAGCATATCAACATCGGTGTAGATGGCTCTGCCCTCGAAGTTACAATACTCGGGGATAGCCCATCGGAACCCTGAAAATGGGGTCGACCAGTTCTCATCGGCAAACCCATGCCAAAAACAATGCCGATCATTAGTCTGGCGCATCCAAACTATCTCTAAGTCGCGATCAGTTTCTTTCCTTAGAGAATACTCATAAGCCATCTCTATAAGTGCATCTTCACCATTAGATGATGTTCCTACAAAAATCTTCACTTTATCCTTACTCATAATTATTCCTCAACCATAACAGCAGCCTGTTGGAACCAAGATCTGCATATTGGCGAAACTTTTCTATTATATGTTTCTAGCCATTCATTTAACGCTTTCCATTCATGTTTCTTCCAAGTAGTATAGTATGCGTATGAAACTGGAGCAACCTCATTAAACTCATGCCTCCAATCGCACAATTCGTCAAATACGATAATAGTTCCAGGGATTATCCGATCGTTCATAAGATCAAAAATCGTCTTGGCTGATGAGTATATGTCGGAATCCACATGTATCAATGCTGCGTTTTGTTTATTTTCTTCTAAGAACTTTGGAAGAGTATCGTCAAACCAACCAATGTGTAAGTCTACGTTATCAGCAACTTCAGGGATATTGCCTTTTACATCAAATTTTTCTTTTGGGCAGAACTTTCCTCCCAAATCCCAATCTTCTGGTAATCCGACGAAAGAGTCAAACCCATCAAAAGTTAGATCAGTTCTCTGATTTGCCAAGCAATTGATGGTTTTGCCAGAATAAACGCCAAACTCTAAATTCAAACCGCCACTAAGAATCATTGGAGAAATATGTTCTAAAACTGTTAGTCTGGGATCACCGTCAAAATAATCAAACTTCTTAATATCTTTAAATTGTTCTATCTTCATAATATTCTTCTTTCATCTTGCCCAAATGTTTAGCGTGGATTTTACACCCGATAAACTCGTTATAATAGTCATCACGCAAAAGAACATCATGATCAAACTGCGCCTTCGTCTCAAAGTATGAGCACTCACCTTTGGTACGGCAGAGCCGTAGTATCTCACGCTTGAATGGCGTTCCTTGCTCAACAAGTGTCTTGACCTGTTCACTAGAACCAAAATACTTTTGCCAATCTGACTGTACTTTAGTTTTAACTCTACGTTTTCGTTTTTTGGTGATAGGTAATGTCTTTGGTCGCCAGAATAACTTCTTACCGATGTAACCAACCCCATTGGTGAGGTCAGTTACACGGTAAACGAACCCGACATATTCTTTGAGTTCTTCTTCTGTTAATTCAAGGGGTCTGCCTTTGTAGACCCAAGGAATGTCATAAGGTGTGGCCATAATAAAACTCTTGTGTTAATCAACATCAAAATCTAGTTCGTCTAGATCATCTCCATCAAGGTATTTATCTAAATCATCATCATCCTCATCCAGTTCGCTGACATCAACTCCAGCACCACAATATGGGCAGTATATTGGCAGCTCTTCAACAGAATCAGATTCTACTCTTTGAACTATGGTATATTCCGAACTACAGTCATCACAAATTAGTTCGTATGTTATTTCGTCCATTAGATTTCCTTTAGGCATATGCTTCGTC